AAGACCATACGACAGTCCTTTATTATTCAAAAAAAAATTATGCCGACAAAACATTTTAAAATATTTAATGATTTCTGGTTGCCGGAATTAACTCTTGTACAAACTTGGCAGTGTTTTGAATGTAATAGTTGGGAAGGAACAGACATACATCACATATCTTCAAGAGGTATGGGTGGTAGTAAGTTTAAAGATTATATTGAAAACTTAACCTGCCTTTGCAGAAAATGTCATGATCGTTGTCATAAAGATAAAGATTTTAATATTAAAGTTAGAGCAACCACACTTAGATTAATAGCAGACAAATTAGAGGAACAAATATGAGTGATAAAGGAATTAATAAGTATGATCCCCACATAGTTGCCAATACTAAATATGAGGCAATTATTAATCATCGTAAGGCAAAAAGAATGTTTAACTCTTTGACTAGAATTAAAGAGGAAAAAATTAAAACTAAATATTTACATTATCGTTTTTTAACTAATGAAAAACATAGTGTTGAAGATGCTAAAGCTAAAGCATTTATAGATCCAGAAGTAACTGAGATTAATCCTAAGCTACAAGAGGCAGAGCAATTAATGGATGAGTGCTTTGCAGAATTAGAACGAATAACAGTTAAAATAGAACAAATGGCAGATCAAAACGCAACTGCGAGAGCAGAAATGAGGCTTGGAGGTCTGGCAACATGAAATATAAAAGAACTATTACTAAACTTTTTAACGATAAATATGCTTCTATTAAAGATTATGAAGTGGAGAAAGCTATTGAATTAGGTGGTGCTGAAATAACCTTAAAATCAAATAATAAAAAAATGTTTTTAAGTGTAGATCAGTTAAAACAAGGATTACAAAAACCTACTAGCAAAGAATTTAATCCAAATCCTAGACTAAATGAAACTAAACCATTTAGGTTATGTAATTTTTTCTGGCAAGAACAAAATGAAAATCAGTTAGAGTTAATATGAGTAAAAAAATTATAAATGTAATTCAAATGGACTCCGGTGGAGATAATCCTAAGTCCGGACTCTTTGAACAACCATTATGGCAGTTGCATTTTGAAGATGATACTACCAGAATATTAGGCAAGGTTAAAATGGAAGAATATTTATCAAAGGCTTTTGATAAGATGGTGCACCACTTTAAGAAAAAATATTTTACTATGAAAGATGATAAAAAAATCACATTTTGGAATGTTATCTTAATTGATTATGAGGATGTATCTTTAAGTCCTAATCAGTTTAGAGATAAATTATATCTTGGACACCAAAGAAAAGATGAAGAGAAATATAAGGAATTAGAGGCTAAATTAGAGGAAAAGAAAGCTCCTCAAAGTGAAATATTATTCCATCCTCAAACAACACCATCAACAACAACCCCAAGTGAAAGGGAAGAACTCGATAAATTTAGAAAAAAAGTAATCGAGGAGGCCACCAATGAGGCTGAAAACCCCCATATTTTAAAAGGAGAATATTAATGACTCGACTTTATGAAATAAAAGATTTAGCAAAGGCACTGCATATTCACTACAGGACTGCACTTACAGAACTGAGGAGACTTCAAGTTGAGTTTCCTGATAAAGAAAAATACCCTTTTTTGCATAGAAAAGCAGGGAAACGAGATCGTTTTTCTCAAGAAGATATAGGTAAGATAATTGATATTTTACCCAAATAAAAGAAAGGGAGAGATATGGCCTTAAAATTAAAAAGGAGAGATGATTTAAGAACTCAAAATTATTATATAAATGGGACTTTTAATCATAATGGAAAAACACTTTATATTAAAAATAAAAGTACCAAACAAAGTGACAAAAATTTAGCAAAATTATTTTTAGAAAATTACGAAGAAAAAATGCGTAATGATGTGATCGGTAAGAAAGATCCAACATTTGAATATACAGCTAATTTAAAAATGAAAGATACTTTTAAACCTACTTCAATTAAAACTGATAAATTAATTGAGAAAATTATTACTAAAATTGGAGAGGTAAAATTATCAAAAATAAGTAATGATTTTATTAGACAAATTGGTTTTGAAATGTACCCAATAGATAAAAATATTATGTATGCTTCAGACTCTGATTTAAACGAGCAAGAGAAATTAAAAAGATCTTCAAGACTAAATACAATTAACAGAAATGTTGTCTGCCCAATATCTTTAGTTCTTCATTATGGAGCAAAACAAACTCCACCATTATGTAATTATTTAGTAGTAGATCGTTTTAAATTAGTAAAAAGACCACCTATATATTTTAGTTATGAAGAGTTTGATCGTTGTCTTGATATACAAGCTATATTTCAAATAAAATTATTATTAGTATTTCTTTGTTATACAGGAGCAAGATTGCAAGAGGCCTTAAATGTAAAATGGAGTGATATTAAAAATGACAAAGTTTATTTATGGGAAGGCAAGGGAGATAAAGGAAGAGAAGTCCATATACATCCAAGATTAGAAGAATGGTTAAATAAAATAAATGATAGAGGAATATATATATTTCAATGGAGAAAGGCTTGGGATAATAAAAAAGACTCTGAGGGATTATATTTCAATTGGAGAGAAATGTTAAGAAACGCAAATATTCCTTTAAATAAACTACCACATAAATGCAGACACACTTTTGCAACTTGGGGTAGAAAAGCCGGATGGACTCTAGAAGATTTACAAGCTGTCGGTGGTTGGAAAGACAGAAAGAGTGTTGAAGTATATGCTCATATTATGCCGGAGACTAAAATATCAAGAATAATGGAACTCCCAAATCAAAAAATTATGCATTTACACCCATAAAAACCCCCTCGATAAACCCTTTAATTTAAAAAATGGCTGTTTTCTGGGGAATAAAAGACTATACAAACCCATTGGTAATGTTTAGTGTTATGGTGTGATTATGCAAATAAGGGAGTATTTGGGAAGATTAGGGAGTATAAATGTATATTATGGTGCATTAAGATACCCCTTAATCTACCCTCGAATTTCCCCTCGCACAATTACATTAACATTACTAATGGAGACAGTATGATGATCGAAACTATGAATGAAGGGCAAGATAAATATAAACTTGTAAAAAGTTGTGTTAAATATTCAAAATCTCAATATGATATTACTACAATAAATAATTATTTTGCTAATAAAGAAATACAAATTAACAAAAATAATGAAAAAGATTTAGCTAATAAAATAGTTAATCTTGTTAATAATAATATTGGCAATCACGCAAATATTAATGAGACAAAGATTATTTTTATACCTAACCACCATAAACAAATTAATGAAATTAGAGAAAGTTTAGGTAAACCATTATTAAAAGAAAAATACGATTTATATTTTTTTAGTGGCAAAGGTTGGGAAGTAAGATTTCATAAGGTGGCTCAATAATGAGCCATCTAATTAGGGAGGGTTAAATGAAAAAAGAATATAAATTTTTAATAGAATTATGTAACAATGTTAAAGCACCAAATTATGACGATATTTGGTGGACTAGAGCAACAGGTGATGGATATGTTACGCCAAAGTCTGATTTTGTAGAACATATAATAACTATATTAACTAAAAAAGATAAAAATTTTCCTAAAGAAGAATTTTTAAAACAAGTTAAATGTAAAGATGAAGGTCATGTTTTAATTGATATTTTTTATACTAAAAAATTAGAAAGAGAACATCATAAACAATTAGTTAAACAATCAGAATATGATAGTTATGATTATGAAAGGTAGTTTTATTTAACTTAAATACTTAATATCTTTTATAACTCCTCTAGGGATGACTTGGCTACGACCATATAGATCATCCTCATCGTGAGTATCTTTATCAGCTAATATAACAACAAACTCTTCTGTTTCTTTATATAACCACCCAAGAGAGTCCACACTACATACAGCGGACTTATCTAAATCTTCTTTTTCAATCCACCCACCCAAAGAGTTCTCATTAGTATCAAGCCAAGTGACTAATACTATTTTCATTTAGTATCTAGGTTTTCTTGGTTTCTTTTTTAGCATTTTTCTTTTCCTTTTTCTTAACAACAAATGGTGTATCGGTGCATTTACCTATAATAAACGCACCAGATAACACTTCAACAATTCTATTTAATTCTTCTTTAGATTGCACCGATTATTACGATTACGATTATTGCAACAATACCTGCTTTAATCCAATCTTTAATCGACCACTCAGACCACTCTTTTAAGTGATCCCATAAGTCTCTAATTAAGTTCATAGTTCCTCCTATTTTTTAAAAAATTTACTTGCTCCTTTTATTCCAAACGAAGCTGATACAATCACACCCAAAGTGTATTTATACCAATCTGGTGTTTGTTGTAATGCTGTAAAACCTCGTTCAACATACTCAACAGTAAAAGGAATAAAGCAAAGCAATAAAGGTATAGAAAAAAGTATTGTTAAATATTCATCTTTCCAAGATCCTTCAGCTTGTTTAATTGCTTGAATATCCCACTCTACTTCGCCAGAAATTTGCTTATTAAGTAATTCAGTTTCGGCTTTTATTTTTGTTAATTTTTGTTCAGACTTTAATCGTTTACTTTCTATTACACCTTTAACAACATCTCCCCCTAAATTTAAAAGAGGTTTAATTAATAAATTTAACATAATGCACCCTTAACTTGATGATAATAAATATATAAATTGCAAAATTCTATTAAGACTAAGGCTGTAAATAGCACTGTAATAATTATCTTCATTTTATACTCTCCAATATCTCGCATAATGCAGAAACTCGATTGTTGGCCTGTTTTTTGCACCACAGCGAATCTTTAAGCTCCTCTGCACCCTTACCATATCTACCCTCGTTTAAATGGCCTAGACACCGCTTAAAAAGGGAAAAACCTCGAGCACCTAAGACAAAAACGCACTCAATGACCACTTCTTGTGCTTTTGGGTGGAGTTTATCAAACTCGCATATTCTTCTTGCTCCATCCAAAGCAATTTTAAAATCATATTCAAAAACTCGGTTTAATTCAGCAGAAGAATAGTTTGTATCTTCTTTAAATTTATCTGTCGGTGTAATGAGATGACCATAACCTATCGTTCTCTTACCAAGCGAGTCCTTGTAAATTTTTGGAACAAAACCCTCATGAAGTTTTATTCTGTCTTTGAGTTCTTGATATTCCATAGTATTTCTTTCTTTCGTATTATTTGTAAGGCCTTCTCTAAATATATCATTGCATCCCCAAGTTCTTCTAAGGTGTCAATAATTGACTCTTCTAAAGTTTTATTAGTTTGATCAAAAGTATCGCCAAATTTAATTGTTCCGGCCTCAGATCTGTCAGCTATTCTTTTAATAACATTGTTAGCAATAGGATCTTTTACTTTCATAATTTTCCTGTCCACTTTCCTTCGTCTGTCATCGGCATATAATAAATTTGAGGAGTTGAATTAATCACAGAAGCTACAGAGATTATTGGCCTTTTAATAAAATTTTTTTGATATTTAAAAGCCTCGTGCTTGGGATTAATACTGCACCCTACTGCCATACCAAAATTTAAAGCTAAAGGACTTGAGTAGTACTCTATTGATGCCTTCGTATGCATGTGTCCGACACATAATGAGAGGCCAAGTTCTTTGGCACTTGCAAGTACATTAGTTTTAAAATGATGTGTAAAAAATAATTTATTTTTATTAGGTAGAGTTACAACTAATTTATCGTGCCATGTCCATTTCCATTTTTTATCTATCTCTAAAATATCATTTATATCTTTTAAAAAAGAATTTGGAATAGCTGATTTTTCAGCAAGTCTCTGAATACGAATATCGTGGTTACCCCACATGATTTTCATTTCACATGGAAATATCTTACGCAATTTTTTAATGCATTTTATTGCGTCTTTTATTTCGTATTTAATATTTGGTAATTCAGCACTATGTAAGTGACTAGAAATACTATGAAAGTCAACTAAGTCACCAATCATTATGACCATAGTTGGCTTTACTTTTTCTTTGATTTTTTTAATCCATTCAAAATATTGTGGTATTTGATAAGGAAAATGAGTATCACTCAGTATAAGTATTGATTTTGTGTTCATACTATCCTGCTGTTGTAGATTAGTGATAAATCACTTGCTTGGTAAGTAAGAGATCGTGGGTTTGAATCCCACCAACAGCACCACTTAATCTATTAGTTTAAAGAATGTATAAATTGCTCCTAAGACTGATCCGATAAAAATGGCTGTTCGTATTGCACCTTTTCCAGTTGCCATTTCTTGTTTTAATTTCATTA